TTGCAAAGGAGGCATCCGCATGAGGATCAAATCTGGCGTCTGGTACTGGCTGGCGGTGGCCAGCGGTGCCGTCGGGATGCTGTATGCCCTGGGCTTTGCAGGCAGTATCGAGGCCCTCGGTGTCATCTCCGACACCGACTTCATCACCGCGATGGTGCTGCTGTTGCTGGCGCTGTTCTTTGCCCGGCTGGGCGACCATGCCGCAGAGCGCGAGGTGCAGCGCCGCAGGTACATCGACCGCAGCCACGCCCGCACCGAAGGGCCGGAGTACCGGCAGAACCGGAGGGACGCATGAAGACCAAGCGCATGAAAAAGCTCCTGATGGGCATGGGCCTGTCCCGCAATCAGGTGAACCACATGGTCAAAGAGCAGCGGTTGAAAGGCTCTTCCAAACTCAGCAATGCAGCCTATTACTACGCTGTCAACCGCAGTCTTTCCAAGCCATGCTGGCGTGACTGGCTGCCGTATGTCAAGAGCCTTGTGCTGGAGTGAAGCACATGACGAGTAAACAAAAAGCCCGTCCGCGCTACCAACACGGACGAGCCTGCAAAGGGATGATGAGTTTGAACCCCCATCACCCCGAAGGATAACACACTTTGGAGGTTTTTACAAGAGATGAAAGGTATTCTTATCGAGCCGGACAAAGACCCGGTCGTGACCACCCTGCCGGACACGCTGCAGGGCATGGAAGCACTTTTGCAGTGTCCCTGCGAACAGAAAGTTCTGCCCCGCACCCCGGCGGTGCTGGTGTACGCCATCTACGGCAAGGGCCTGAACCGTACTTATCGCGGCCAGCCCATCTATGGCACTATCCTCTGCTACGGCTGGCGAAATAACCGCTTCCAGCCCCTGAACAAAGACCTGCAGGCCGAAATGCTTGACCGCCTGAAGGAGTTGGAGGTGCGGGTATGACCACCTATATCTGCAAATGCGGACGGCGAGTGAAGAAATCCACCGATGCCAGTACCACTGGCAACCGCCTATCCGGCTATGCACCCGGCCATGAGTGCTGGGGATGCCCCTACGCCATGCCATACGGAAACTATCAATGGGATGAAAGTGCTAGAACTGTCAGCCGGGAGACTCAGGGCTACGAATGCCGGATGAGCAAGACCCTCACCTATGCGTCAGAGTTCGCTGGCTCTATCAAGGATAAATGCACTTGTCGAGTGCATAGTCTGGACTTCGACTTTCTGTCTCAGGTCTCCGCATGGATCAAAGACACTTATCCAGACAGAGAGATTTTTGGCTCGTTTTCCAAAGATATTCGTGCATCGGACTATGGATCTGATGGCCGTTACTGCCTGACTATCACCTGCACCCAGAATCTGAAAGGCGTTGCCGCAAAAAGAGAGCTGCTTGGTCAGTTCTTTACTCCGAATGGTAGCCGCAAGGACATGACACCGCAGCAGGAAATGGAAAAGATTCTTGCTGACATCAAAAAAGCAAAGGAGATTTTCTCATGTACACCTGCCCAGAATGCGGATGCTGCTGCGACCACGAAAGAGAGTGCTGCGCAGAGTTTCACGGCGGCAACACCGACCACCTCGGCGAGCGAGGCGGCTGCAAACGGCTGGACCCCCGCGCTGTCCCCGCAGAGCAGCGCATCGGCCCCTGTTGTTCCTGCGGAGACTTCTTTTGCATCCGCAGCTGCCCCCACCTTTGACTTTTCTCCATTGGGGGAGCTGTCCCAGCAGGCCGCAGACGCCGACCAGCAGTTTGATCTGCATTACGGCGCGGCGCAGGACGAATACCTGATCTCCTGCATCTACCTCGCCCGCATCCACGCTCTGACTGCCAAGGCGGGCCGGTATGGCGGCGGTACATGGACAAAGTGGTATGAGAGCAAGGGGTTAGGCGAAGGAAGCGTCCGGCGGATGATTCAGAACGGCGAAGCTTTTAATTCCGCCAACTTGGCGGAATTAAAACAACTGCCCGAACTAACTCGCAGAGACCTGAACCTCATCGCCCGCAGCGGGTGTGCTGGGCAGCTGGTCGAAGCCGCCGGAGACAGCCAGCGGGTGCAGGAGCTTTTAGCCCAGCTCAAGGCCGAGAAAGACCGTGCCGACACCGCCGAGAAGTCCGCTCAGAACGCCCGCAAGGAAAATGCCTATTTCAAGGAGCTGGTGAAAAGCGCCGAAGCCCAGACCTCTAAGGACGCGGAAAAGCGGGAGGAAGCAGAAAGCCGCTATGAATCCGCTCTTGCCGACATCAGCGGCCTGAAAGAGCAGAACGCCCAGCTGAAAGAGCGCGCCGACTCTGCCGAAGCCCGGGAAGAGGAAGCATGGAAGATGCAGAGCAAGGCCGAAGCCCGCGCCAAGGACGCCGAGAGCCAGCTGGAAGCCGCCCACGCCGACATTGATGGGTTACAAGAGCAGTACGCTCAGATGTCGCAGCGGGCAAACGACGCAGAAGAGGCCCTGAAGCACCAGCCCATCGTGGGCGTCATCGACGAAGAAGAAGTTGACCGTCGCGCAGCAGAAAAGGCTTGGGGTCTTGCAGATGCCCGGAATGCCGAACTGGCCAAGGACAACGCCAGCCTGAAAAAGCAGCTTGCCGCCCTTCGGGCCAAAGTCAGTGACGATGCACAGGCCGATTTTGAGACCGCCAACTTCTGCGTCAATTCCATCCGGGCCGCATGGGACACCAGCAGAGCCAGCTACGCCCGCTTGGTCGGCGAGGATCTGGAAGGGACGTTCCAGTCTCTGTGCGGTGTGCTGAACAGCATCATGGAGGAAGCGGCCCGCCTCTGCCGCCAGCCGCCGGATTATGACGGAGGTGATGGCGATGAATGAGATGTACAGCTTGGACTTTGACCGCTACGGCCCGCCCTTGGAGCCGCCGGACGACTACTATTTTCTGCCGCGTGACGCAGAACAGGAGGATGAGAACGACCATGACGAATGAACTTACCGTCCGGGTGCAGAACTCGGTGATCCCGGCCATGAGCTGGAACAAGGACGAGGTGCAGCAGAACCTTGACGAGCTGCTTGCAGCCTATACAGGCCTCGTCTATACTCCGGAGAGCATCAAGGGCGCCAAGGACGACCGGGCCAAAATCAACAGCTGGGATAAGCAGCTGGGTGCAGCCGTCACCGCCGCAAGGAAGCTCTACCTGAAGCCGTTGGAGGACTTTCAGGCCGACATCAAGACCATGCGGGAGCAGTGCAAAAAGGTCTCCGGCGCGATCGACGCGCAGGTTAAGGCTGTCGAACAGGCCGAAAAAGATGAAAAGGCGTCTACGTTGAAGCTGGTCTACCGGGACTGCATCGGGGAGCTGGAGCAGCTTGTACCGTTCGAGACGCTGCTGGTTCCCCAGTGGCTCAACAAGACCTTCGACCTTGCTCAGGCCGAAAAGGAGCTGCGCAAAGCTGTGGAGACCCGGCGGGAGGAACTGCGCCTCATCCGAGAGACCTGCGGCGAGGATGCAGAACCTTGCATCACCGAATACCTGAGGTCTCTGAGCGTCAACGATGCCCTGCATGAGCACAGCCGCAGAGAACGCGCCCGTGTGGCTCAGGCCGAGGCGGAAGCCAATCGGCAGGCCGCAGAGCGGGCCAGAGCCGCAGCGCCGGTCATCATCCCGCCCACAGAGGAAGAGCGTCAGCTGAAAGAAGAAGCTGCTCGGGAGGCCCGGAGTAACGCTTTTATAACGGCCTCCGGACGGCTGGATTGTGAAGTTCTGCAGCAGTTTGCCACCCCGGCGGTCCCGGCCCGCAAACGCTACCGCTTCTGGGTGGATTTCACCCCGGAAGACATCGAATGGTTCAAAGCCGAAGCTCAGAAGCGCGGCTTTGCGTATGGTTCTGTGAAATAATCGGAGGTAACTACTTATGGCTTTTTCCCGTTCCGGCGCACCTGCGCCCACCATGTCCGCAAACACCACTGATACCACGACTGCCCGGATGACCGCGATGCAGCAGCGTGCAGTCCAGAGCAACGCTCTTCAGGCTGCCAGCCCGGCCAAACCTGTGGAGATCACCTCTGCCGACGGCCAGCACATGATTGTCAGCTTCTCGGACGTCCGCAACTTTATCTGCGCCAAGGCCACAGATGCCGAGTGCAAGATCTTCCTCGAGACCTGCAAGCAGTATCGGCTGAATCCTTTCACGAAGGAAGCCTACCTCATCCACTACGACAACAACAGCGAAGAGACCCCCAGCACCATCGTTCTGGGCAAGAACTGTTATCTTCAGATGGCCGAACGTCATCCCAGCTATGACGGATTCGAGGCCGGCGTCATCATCTTTGACAAGGTGGCTGGAGATTGCCAAAAGCGGGAGGGTTCCATCGTTTACGAGGACGAGGAGCTTCTGGGCGGCTGGGCCAAGGTCTACCGCAAAGACCGCACCCGTCCCAGCTACGAGGAAGTGAAGTTGACCGAGTACGACACCGGGAAATCCCTGTGGAAGGGCAAAAAGGCCACCATGATCCGCAAGGTCGCCCTTGTCCATGCGCTGCGGGAAGCCTTCCCCTCCACATTCGGTTCTCTCTGCGATGAAAGCGAAGTCCATGTGGATGCAGAGTCCACCGCCGTGGAGCTGGACGATGCCGGACAGGCCCCGGCTCCCCGCTGGGCCCGCATCAAGGAAGCTGCCGAGCAGGCCGATGCCCTGACCGTCGAAGAGGCTGAGTGTTCTGTGGATGACCCCTTTGCCGGAGGTGACCGATCGTGATCCTGACGCACAAGACCGGCGTACTGCTCCACGGGACCCTTGCCAAAGACCCGGTGTTCAAGGATGTGGGCCAGAAGCAGGTGCTCAAGTTCGACGTGAAGGCCCACAGTGTCAAGACCGACACGGGCAGCTGGGAGAGCCTGTACGTACAGGTCAATGTCTGGCACGGGCTGGACAAGTGGGACGGGATGTTACTGAAAGGCGATGCCGTCACGGTTTTTGCCCGGGAACTCAAGACCCGGGAATACAACGGCAAGACCTATTACAGTGTGGATGCCGACGACATTCAGCCCGGCGGACTGGTGCTCTTCCGGTGGATGCAGAATCTCATTGACCTCTGTACCGAACCTCCTGCATCGCCCGAACAGACCAGCCTTTCCGGCGGGCAGATATACCCCGGCGAGAAACTGACCGACTACGCGCCCCGAACCCCGCAGGCGGCAGCTCCCACAGGTCCCGCCGTCGGCACCCCGGAGGCTGACGCCCTCATCGACGACAGTGCCAATGACCTGCCCTTCTGAGCCTGAACGCTGTGCTATCTGGCGATACGGGCATTTCATTCGAAAGGAGGTCAGGCCGTGGGCATTGACTCTTCTCGCGGCTTTGTTGCCATCCCGCGCGGCTTGACCGACTGGGAGTGGTACTCAGAGCCAAACACCGCCCGGCTGTTCATCCATCTGCTGCTCACGGCCAACTGGAGCCAAAAGCAGTGGCAGGGTATCACGATCCATCCCGGTGAGCTGGTCACGAGCCAATCTCAGCTGGCAAAAAAGCTCAATTTGAGCATTATGCAGGTGCGAACAGCCCTGAAACACCTCGAATCAACAGGATACATAACAGTCAAAACCGGGTCGAAATACAGCCTTATCACGTTGAATAATTACGATTTGATTGAGGCCGGTAACAGGCAGATAACAGGCAAGCAACAGGCAGATAACAACAACTTAACCATAAATAACATAAAAAACATAAATAAGTCGTCGTCTGCGTGCGCGACGCCCGAGCCGACTCCGACGAGGACGACCTCCCCCATCGCGGAGGATTTTGAGCAGCGTATCTGCAAGCTGAGCATCCAAGGAAAAGCCCAGCTGGCTGGATACGCCGACCGACTGGGAGAGGAACTGGTGTCGGAGATCGTCAGCAGGTGCGCCGACCTTGGGGCTTACAGTTGGCCGTATGTCCGCAAAGCGCTGGCAGAGGCTGAGGCTCAGGGATGCAAGTCTGTGGAGGAGTACCGCAGGCTTCACCCCATCGGTAGCGGACGGAATCTCCGGGTTGACCGTACCGAGCCGAGCGGGCATGATTTCCTGAAGGCTGCCGCCCGGCGCAGACGATTGACAAAAAAGGAGGGACTCGATGTATCGGAATCCTGAATACTACCCCGACCCGACAGTCGGCCGGGCACTGGAGGACCTCCGCAGAAAGGAGACTCGATTGAACACTGGAAAGCAATTTGAAGCCGACTGGAAAAGTTCCATGCCGAAGGATGCATGGTGCTACCGGCTCAAGGACAGTGCAGCCGCCTATTACGGCGGAAATGAGAGCCTGAGCTTTTCCATCGATAACATCTGTGACTTTGACGTCTACCGCTACCCCATGCACCACTACTTCGAACTCAAGACCATCGACACCCCCAGCATCCCGCTAGAAAAGATCCTTGGTCGATTCGACCGGGAGAAGCAGAAGTATCACAAGCTCAAGCATATCACCGACATGGCCCATGCAGCTGAGTTTCACGGCCAGACCGCTCATGTGGTCATCAATTACCGGGGCAAGGTCAACCGCACCTTCGCCATCTCGGCCAGTGCTGTGCTGGAGTACATGAACACCCAGACCCGCAAAAGCATCCCATGGCAGTGGGCCGCCCTGAACGGCATCGAGGTGGAGCAGCGTCTGCTTCGTGTCCATTGGCGGTATGATGTGGAAGGGCTGCTGAAGCGGTTGGAAGGGGGTGAAGCCGTTTGACCTACGAGGAAAAGAAAGATTGGCTCCGTCAGTACGAACGCGCCAAAAAGAAAGAGCTGCACCTGACGCATGAGCTTCAGGAAGCAGAGTGTGACTATGGCCATATGACACAGGCGCTTTCCTCGGTGCCGGGAGGTAGCGGCGATGGACAGGCGCTTCCTCGTGCTGTGGAACGAGTAGAAAAAGCAAAGCAGGCTTTGGACGCACAAATCTTGTTTTGCGACGATCTCCATGCCGAAATCACGGCAGTGCTTCTCAGCTTGGAAGACCCCGACGATTACGAGATTTTGAAGCTGAGGTATCTTCACTTCAAGACATGGGAAAGCATTGCAGCTGAAATAAAGCTCTGCCTCCGTCAAATCTACCGCCGCCATCATCGCGCCATTGATGCGCTGAATCTATAATGTCAGTCAATGTCACCTAGAAGTCATTTTATGTCACTCCACGTTATGCTAAAATAGTACCATCGGCAGAGCCGGAAAGGCCACCCGATACACGCAGCCTCCGCACCGTGTCCTCCTTGACGATTGACCGCATGGTGTGCGGACTGCTTCTATTATGCCGCCTGAGCGCAGTTTGGAGCGCGGCGCGTGTGACCAGACACGGCTGGTTCGATTCCAAGGGCGGCACCATGACGCTGCGCCCCGCCGCAGCAACAGCCTGACGCATGGCCTGCGAAACCGCCTGGGGCTGGCGTGCCGGATGGGAGTCCCTCCTTCTCCCCGTGAGAGTCCGGCACACCACCGGAGGCCCCGGAATCCGCAGTGGGTTCAAGGATACCCCACCGGATGTGCGTCAATCACCCTGCACAGAAATGTGCGGGGATTTTTTATGCAGCTTCTGCCGTTCGGAAACCCCGGACGGCTTTACTTTTGCACCGGAGAGGTGGTGACGTGTCGCGTGAAGATGGATACAAAAATCTGGTGCCGATGGACCAGCGAAGCAAGGACGAAGCCAGGTCGTTGGGACAGCAGGGCGGCATCGCCTCGGGCGCGGCACGCCGCCGCAAGCGCTCCATGCGGGAGGCAGCGGACTACTATCTCAGCCTGCCGGAGACCGACCGCCGCCGGGTGAACGCCATGCTGCGGGACGCGATCGAGCCGGAGGACATCGACAACCAGATGGCCGTGGTCATGGGCGTCACCGAGAGAGCCAAGCGCGGCGACCCGCAGGCGGCGTCGGTGCTGCTCAAGATGCTGGGCGAGGATACCGTGCAGGAGGACCCCGCCGCCGATGCGCTGGCAAAAGCGAAGGAGCTGCTGGGAGGCGTGGACAGTGCCATTGACTGAATTTCAGCAGGAATATCTGCGCAACTGCAATCACCGTTGGAATGTCAAGACCGGGGCGACCCGCTCCGGCAAGACCTATCTTGACTGCGCCGTCACCATCCCCAAGCGCATCTGCGCCGCCCGGGGCGAGGGGCTGCTGGTCATGCTGGGCAACACCCTCGGCACGCTGGAGCGCAACGTCCTCTCCCCCATGCGGGACCTCTGGGGGCCGGAGCTTGTGGGCGTCGTCCGCACCTCGGCCTCCGGCAACATCGTGCAGCTCTTCGGCCGCAAGGTCTATGTCCTCGGTGCCGACAACAAAAAGCACATTGCCCGCATCCAGGGCGCAGCCTTCGAGTACGCCTACGGCGACGAGATCACCACCTGGGACGAGGGCGTTTTCCAGATGCTCAAGAGCCGCCTGTCCTGCCCCCACAGCCACTTCGACGGAACCTGCAACCCGGAAAGCCCCTCCCATTGGTTCAAGAAATTCCTCGACAGCGACGCGGACATCTACTGCCAGGCGTACACCATCGACGACAATCCGACCCTTCCGGCTCAGTTCGTGGCCGACCTGAAAAAAGAGTATACCGGCACCGTCTACTATAACCGCTTCATCCTCGGGCAGTGGATGGCCGCGAACGGCGTCATCTACCGCCTGTTGGCCGACAGCCTCGCCGCCGGGGATGGGCGCTTTTTCTGGCCCGCTGAGAAGCATCTGCACCCGTGGCGGATCCGCATTGGCGTGGACTTCGGCGGCAATGGCTCGAAGCACGCCTTCGTGGCGACCGCCATTCTGCCGGGCTGGTCGGGCGTTGTGGGGCTGGCGTCCCAGCGCCTCGACCCGGTGGCGCAGGATGCCGACTATCTGGCCGACAAGCTCATCGAGTTTTGCATCGCGGTCTTTGCCCGCTGGGGCGAGATCCAGTACATCTTCTGCGACAGCGCTGAGCAGACCCTGATAAACCATATCCGCGCCCGCCTGCGCCGCTGCAAGCTGAGCTGGCTTGCCGACCGGGTGGAGAACAGCGCTAAGATAAAGATCACCGACCGCATCCGGCTCACCTGCATCCTGATGGGCGGCGGGCGGTTCTGGCTCATGCCGGAAGCTGCCACCCTGCGGGAGGCCCTCGCTACGGCCCTTTACAGCGGCAAGCATCCCGGCGTAGATGAGCGCCTCGACGACGGCAGCACCGACATCGACACACTGGACGCCTATGAGTACACCATCGAGCGCGATTTCAAGAGGTTGACGAACACATGAACATCACCGATTTTCTGGACTATCTGCATAAGACGCGCGGGTGGCAGCTGGATGCCGATTACTACAGCCAGATCGAGACATGGCGGCAATGGTGGAAAGGCAACGTACCCGGCGTTCATACCCGCGCCGCCGAGTATGCCGACGGCACTAAAAAGCGCACCATTGCCTCCCTGCGGATGCCCAAGCGGGTCTGCGAGGACTGGGCGAATCTGCTGCTGAACGACCGCACCACGTTTCAAATCACGGACGCAGCCACCGCCCGGTATCTTCTGGGCGACGATGAGCAGCAGGTGGGCGGTCTGCTCCGCGACCTGCATTTCTGGACGAACGCCAACGCGCTGGTCGAGAAAGCATTCTGGTCCGGCACAGGCGCTTTTGTTTTGAGCGTCGAAAATTTGACCGTCGTGAATGGCAAGGCAGTCCCCAGCCCGGACGTCCGACTCAAACTGGACTACGACCCGGCCCCCTGCATCCTCCCCCTGCGGGTGGAGCGGGGCGTCGTGACCGAAGCGGCCTTTGTCTCCGAGTGTCTGATGGACGGCAAGCCTGCCATTTACTTACAGACTCACACCGGCAACGAAAAGAAGCGCACCATCCGCAACGAATGGTTTCGCGTCACTGACTCCATGTCCGGTACGCCGGTATTTTCTCCGGTCGAGAAGCCCCCGGAAGGCACGGTGGAAAGCGTCACGGTAGAGGGCTCCCCGCCCTGGTTTGCACTGTTCAGCCCGGGAGCTGTCAAAAACATCGATGGCGGCAGTGGGCTGGGCATGAGCGTCTTTGCCGAGGCGCTGGAAGAGGCGCAGGGCGTGGACCTTGCCTTTGACAACTACCGCGAGGACATCCGCCTCGGCCACAAGAAAATATTCTACAGTGCCGACATCTGCCGCAAGGTGGTGGACGATAAGGGCGTGGAGCACTCCATCCCGCCGGACGACGATGTTGTGAGCCAGTTTGTGCATCTGCCCGGCAAGGAAAGCAGCCTCGACCAGTCCAGCGAGTACCACGAGTACAACCCCGACCTCCGCGTGGAGCAGAATCACCGGGCCGTGCAGGATATGCTGAACCTTTTTTCCTTCAAGTGCGGGCTGGGCTGTCACCGGTACGATTTCGAGAATGGCAAAGTCACCACGGCAACCGAGTACAACGGCAGCCGTCAGGATCTCGTAGCCAGCGCCAACAAAAACCAGATACCCATTGAGGGTGCGCTGATCTCCATCATCCGGGCCATCCTCTGGGCTGCAAAAGGCTTGCAGAAGGCTACAGTCATCCCCGACACTCCCATCTCGGTGAACTGGGACGACAGCTATATCACCGACGCCGAGACCCGCATGACCCAGATGAGGGATGACGCCCTCAGCGGCTTGCTGCCCCGTTACAAGTACCTCTCGGCCCGGTATGGGATCAGTGAGGAGGACGCCCGCAGGCTGGCACAGGAGGCCAAAGATGAAAGCCGCCAGCCTGAGCTGACCTTCGGCGGGGGTGCCTGATGCTGGCCCCGGACTATCTCGACCACGCTCCCGACCGGCTCATCCTGCTCTGGCGGCAGGCCGAGGACGACATCCTGCGGGACGTAGCCCGGCGCATCGGCAAGATGGACGCCCTGACGCCGACGGCAAACTGGCAGCTCTGGCGCTACCAGCAGACCGAGGCCCTCCGCAAGGATGTGGTGAAGCTTCTGGCCCGGTATACCGGCAAGAGCGAGGCCGAGATACGCCGCCTGATGCAGGAGGCCGCGACCGCCGCACTGGAAGCCGAGGGCGAGATCTACTACCACTACGGCAAGGAGCCGACGCCCTTTGCCGAGAATGAGACCCTGCAGGCCCTGCTCAACGCGGGCTATCGGCAGACGGCAGGCAGCTTCTCCAACCTTACCGCCACCACGGCAAACACCGTCTCCGGGGCTTTTGAGCAGGCGCTGGACAGGGTGTGGCTCCAAGTGAGCAGCGGCGCGTTCGACTACAAGACCGCCGTCAAACGTGCTGTGGACGGCCTTGCCGACTCCATGCCCTACGTCACCTACCCCAGCGGCCACAGGGACACGCTGGAGGTGGCCTGCCGCCGGGCCGTGCTCACCGGTGTGAACCAGACCGGCGCAAAGCTTCAGGAGGCCCGGATGGACGAGATGGGGGCCTCTTTTGTCGAGGTGACGGCTCACGGCGGGGCGCGCCCCAGTCATGCCGTGTGGCAGGGCAGGCGCTACCACCGGGGCGGCGCTGTGGACTACTTGGGCCAGCACTACGAGGACTTCGAGTCGGCCACCGGCTACGGCACCGGCGCAGGGCTTTGCGGCTGGAACTGCCGCCACACCTTCTTCGTGGTGTTCCCGGAGCTGGGCAGCCCGCCCGCATGGACGCAGGAAAGCCTCGAAGCCCTCAACGCCCGGAACATCGAATATGACAGCAAACTCTACACCCGCTACGAGATCAGCCAGATGCAGCGCGCCCGGGAGCGGGCCGTCCGCAAATGGAAACGCCGGTATCTGGCCGAGGACGCCGCCGGGGCTGACACCACCGCCAGCGCCGTGAAGCTGAGGCAGGCTCGGCAGAGCCTTGCAGACTTCACTCGGGCCACCGGCGGCAGGGTGGACAGCGCCCGGACAAGCGTACATGGGTTTGGGCGGAGCGAGGGCAGCAAGGCCAGCTACGCGGCCCGGAAACAGGAGCGGTTCAATGCTGCAAATACTGAGTTGCAGCAAATGCGGGAAGCTGGTACAATAAAGGCGAAAGGTCGGCTCATTGAATCCCCGTCTGCTCCAAATGAGATAAATTTTGCAAGCGACCACGTCTTGCAGCGCTGGGCTGAACGCGGTATGGGGCCAATGGATGCCGAACGCATCATCCGCTCCTCTAAGGTCGCAATGTCCCAGCGAAACGGTACACAGACCTGTTATTACTCTGAGCTGGGCTTTGTCGCCATCGAACAAGATGGCAATGTATCCAGCATCGGCCCGCTGGATGAGGGCGGAAAGAAATTGATGGAGGTGGTCAAAAAGCATGGAATTCCGCATTAGTGATGATGTGAAGCTTGAAGAATGGTTTTGTCCCATTTACAACCGAAAAATCGACTGCGGCTTGTGCTTCGACATTTCCAACATCGGCGATGATATTCTTTGCCTGAAGGGCGACGATAAGCCGCCTTGCAGCTGGGATGAAGCCCACAAAAGCTGCCTCAAGTGTCAGCACTATGCTGACTGGGACTAACAACCAAATACCGCGAGCGTCTTTGCCCATCCGGGCAGGGGCGCTTTTTTCATGCCGTATTCGCTCATATTGGTCAGAGCAGCTGCCTCGTAAGCAGCAGGCCGCCGGTTCGATTCCGGCAGACGGCACCATCGCGGCGGGCAGCGCGTACCCTGCCCAGCAACATGCGGAAGGCGAACCGCGTTACAAAACCGTAGTTTCACCCAAAGAAAGGGGTTTACTTATGAAGCGTGAAGACGTAAAGGCAAAGATTCCCGGCATCACCGATGAACAGCTCAACTGGCTGATGAGCGAAAACGGCGCTGACATCAACCGCGAAAAGACCGTCGCCGAACAGTTCAAGACCCAGTTCGAAAACGCACAGGCCCAGCTCAAGACCGCGCAGGACGGCCTCGCCAAGTTCGACGGCAAGAAGACCCCGGACGAGTACGAGGCCGAGCTGACCAAGCTCCGGGGCGATATGCAGGCACAGGCGGAGGGCTTCGCCTTCGACTCGGCCCTGAACACCGCCATCATGGGCAAGAAGGGCCGCAGCGTCAAGGCCGTCCGCGCCCTGCTGGACGTGGACGGTCTCAAGTCCTCCAAAGACCGCACCACCGACATTGACAAGGCTCTGGAAGAAGCTGCAAAGGCCAACCCTTGGGCTTTCGGCGAGGCCGCAGAGGGCGGCAGCGTCCACGTTTCCAGCGGCGCAGAGCACGGCACTCCGCCTACCGGTGACACCGATGCTGTCACCGCTGCCTTCAAGGCGATGAACCCCGGCATCAAAATCGACTGATAGAAAGGAAACATTATGGCACACGAAGCACAGGTTCGTTATTCCAAGCTGGTTGACCTCAAGCTCCGGGCGACGCTGGTCAAGAAGGTCGGCGTCATCTGCAACAGCCGCTATGAGGGCAGCCCCAAGGCCGGCTCGGTCAAAGTCCCTGTCCGCGACACCGAAGTTGCCGTGAACGACTACGACAAGCAGACCGGCGCAGAGCTGACCGGCGGCGACACCACCTATCTCACCGTCAACATCGACAAGGACAAGGCCGTCAATGAGATCATCGACGGCTTCGACGCCGCCAGCGTCCCCGACGATCTGGTGGCTGACCGTCTGGACAGTGCCGGTTATTCGTTGGCGCTGCAGGTGGATTCCGACGGCTCTGCGGAGCTGACCACCGCAGGCACGGCTTTCGGCACCACCACCGCCCTGACCGAGAAGACCATCTACGGCAATGTCGTGGACGCCCGCACCAAGCTCTCCACCGTCCATGTCCCTACCGAAGGCCGCTGGCTGTTGGTCTCCCCCGAGATCTATGGTCTGCTGCTGAAGAGCCCCGAGTTCATCAAGGCATCTGACCTTGGCGATGCCGTCGTCCAGACCGGCGCTGTGGGCAGGATCGCAGGCTTCACCGTCTTTGAGGATTCTACCCTCGGCGAGAACGTGGAGTACATCGCCGGTCATCCCAACTGGTTTGCCTTCATCGACGAGTGGGCTGTTCCCGTCCATGTGCAGGATCTCAATGGTTCCAGCAAGTACATCGGCGCGTCCGCAGTCAAGGGCCGCAAGGTCTACGCCTTCAAAGTCACCAAGCCCCAGACCATCCTCATCAAGAAGAAAGCGTGACCGAACCTCTCAGTCTGCCTGCGGCAGCCAGCTCCCCTAACAGGGGAGCCTAAAAGGAGCTGATTTTTTTGAATTACTGCACCTATGACCAGTATGCAGCCGCCGGCGGCACGCTGGACGAGGCCGCCTTTGCCCCTTTGGCCGCACGGGCGTCCCGGCTCATCGACCGGATGACCTTTGGCCGGGCCGAGGGCCACGCCGCAGCGTGCGAAGGCTGTGCAGAGGCGCTGGCGGACGCCTGCATCCAGATCATCGACGCAGCGAACGCCGTACAGAGCGCCTGCACGCCGCCCGGCGCGTCCAGCGTCTCCAACGATGGCGTGTCCATGACCTTCACCTCCGGCGCACTGGCCGAACGGCTGGCGGCAGAGGCGGCGTACATCATCGCCAACACACTGGGCAGCGACCCGCACGGCCTGCTGTATCGGGGGTGTTTCTGATGCAGACGCCCGTCACGGTCGTCATGCTGCTGCACGACGCGGCCACCGAAGCCGACCAGCCGGTCTGCAAGGTGCTCACCGGATGCAGCTGGCGGGAGACGCGCCGCACCTCGGCCTCCGGCGACCCTCAGAGAGTCGTCCATGTCCGCCTCCCGCCTGCGCCGGGCTATCTGCCCTATCCCCAGTGGGCGCGTCTGACACCGGCAGAAAAGGCCGCACACTGGACGCTCAAGCGGGGCGGCAAGCTCCTCTGCGGCGCTGTCCGCAGCCTGACCGAGGCCGAGTATGCCGCCCTCGAAAAAACGCACATCTGCTGTACGGTGGCGGACGTCTCGGACGACCGGGGCGTCCCGCTGCCGCATTTTCATGTAGAAGGGAGCTGAGAGGATGAGCGCACTGATCCCCTTTGGCCCGGCTGCACCCTCAGCAAAACCGGTTTTTGACCCACCTGACGGCTGGAAGTACCGGGCCGATGGTGTGCAGATGGAGCTGAGCTGGCGCCCCGACTTCGGCGCAGAAAAGACCGCTGCCCTGCAAAAAGCCCAGTTCGCCCTTGCGCAGGAGGCCGCCCGGCTCATCGACGCCTATGTGCCATTCGACACTGGTTCTTTGAAAAACAGCGTGCAGGCCGCTTCCAAGTATGACGAGGGCCTTTTGGTGTACAACACCCCCTATGCCCGCAGGCAGTATTATCTGCACCCCGAAGGCGAAGCACTGCACGGAGACACCGGTCTGCGCGGCTCCTACTGGGGCCAGCGAGCACTTGCCGATGTGGGCGAACATCTGGCCCTCTACGGTGCAAAGGCCGTCACGACTTTCTGGGGAGGGATGGGACACTTATGAGCGAGAAAGCCACCATCACGGCCATGCGGGAGTGGCTCAAGACCTGCCCCCTCATCGCCGAGGTGCAGAGCGAAAACGGCGCGGCCTTCCGTATTTCCGGCCTCTCGCCGGAGCCTGTAGCAGAGTTTTCCATCGAGGACAGCCCCACCGACCCGGTGACGGCTGTTTTCTTTTCCGGCCGCAACCTCGCCAAGAGCTACATCTTCGTTTCCCGCCGCGACTACAGCGAGGCCCAGAGCGTCCAGATCGCAAACAGCGGCTTTTTTGAGCAGCTGACCGAATGGGTGCTGGCCCAGAACGACCGGCATCATCTGCCCCGGCTGGATGGCCGCAAGGAAGCGTTGCGCGTTTCAGTGACGTCCAGCGGCTACATCGTCACGGCCAGCGCGGGCAGCTGTAAGATGCAGATGCAGCTGCGGCTCGAATATTACCAGCCCAAGGGCTGAAACGAAAGGAGTTTTTCCTATGACTGTTACCGAAGCCGTCAAGCTGTCGGGCCTGACCCCCAGCGCCGACTATACCGGCGTGGAGACCACCGACGACTTCCTGCTGGCCGTCCAGACCGAGGCCAGCCAGACCGACGTGAAAAACTGGGTGGTCTGTGCCGACCACGTGCGGGAGCACAGCGGCGCACTGAACGCCTCCACCACGGACAACACCTACATCCGCACCGGCCCTGTCACCACCAAGGGCAGTGTCCAGCGTACCCTCTCCATTCAGGGCGACCGCTACGTGGGCGATGCTTTTCAGGACTTTCTGCTCTCCCACAAGATCGCGTTCGGCTCCGGCCAGAGCGTGGTGGTGCCTTATGTTTACTTCTCTCTCCGCACCGGCAAGGGCGAGAAGGGCGAAGGCGCGCTCATCCTGACCAGCGATGTGGGCGGCAGCGCCGGCGCGAATGCCACCTTTGCCGCCGATTTCAAGGGCATCGGCACCCCGGCTGAGTTCGACTATAACACCGCCGTCGCGGGCTGAGAGAAAGGAGCACCGATAAATGCTGATCCATGGACAGGAATTTGATTTTTCGCTTCTGAACGCCAACGACCTCGACCGTCTGGAGGACGCACTGGACGAGATGACCCGGGAGAGCGAGGCCGAGACGGCCCGGTGCGAACGTGAGAATGTCCGCCTGGGCGACCGTCTCCGCGCACAGGCCCGCGTTTCCATGCGCGGCCTCGACAAGATCTTGGGCGCAGGGGCATCCGCCCGTCTGGGGCTGAACGAAAACGATGTCAGCCGTCTGTACGACGTCCTCGACGAGATCACGCAGGCAGCCGCTGCTGAGAAGGCTCGTTATTCCCGCCCGGCGGCCGTCCCCCAGAACCGTGCCCAGCGCCGGGCTGAGAAGCGCCAGAAGGACAAGCACAAGCCGCCCGTGAGCTATCCGGTCCAGCCTGCCGCCGCCCAGATGGTCGAGCGGGTGGATAAGGCCGCCCGCCGCAGGCAGCTTCTGACCGAGCTGGCGGCTCTGGAAAATGGCTGACATCCTGCTGGACAAACTGCCCCGCATGTGGGCAGGCAGGCCCATCGACTGGGATTTCCGGCCTATGGTCTGGTTCAACGGGCAGTATCTCCGCCTTCCGGAGGACGAAAAGGGCCTGCCTGAGCTGGCCCGGGAAACCATGCGCCGGTTTTACCGCGTGGCCGTCCCGCCGGATGAAGAGGTGGACGCTTTCAAGGCGCTGGTGGAGTTCTACACCGCAGGCCCGCAGGAGGTATCCGACCGCCCCGGCAGCAGCCGCACCGAGGAGCTGGCGCTGGACTACGTCACCGACGGCCCCGCCATCGTGGCTGCGTTCCAGCAGGCATACGGCATCGACCTCACCCGGGCAAAGCTGCACTGGTGGCGGTTCAAGGCCCTCATGTCCAACCTGCCCGAGGAGACCCAGCTGGCGAAGATCATCGGGTTCCGGACGGCTGACCTCACGCAGTTTCAGGGCGCAGAGCGGGAGCGGCGTGCCGAGCTGAAGGAACGCTTCGCCCTGCCCGCTGCCCTGCGGAAAGGAGGCTGTCGCATTGTCACCCTGCAAGACCGCAACGAAGCCTTTGCGGCCCGCTTCCGGCGCTGACCGCGCCCCGGTGCTCTGCCCCCTGTGCGGTCGGCCTCTGCCGGTCTGGTCCATCCCGGAAGCCAGCGCCCGGGGCATCTGGGTCAAATGCAAGAACCCGGCCTGCCGCAAAGAAATCGAAATAAAACTCTAAGCCTGTGCCACTGTGCCTGCGCTCTTTTTCGTAAAGAGAGGTGGACACATTGGCCGCAGATTTTTCCATTACCGGCGAAGTAAAGCTCAACAGCGACCCGGCTGAGCGGGCCACGAGCAAGTGGACAGTGGCCGCAGGCCAGCTCATCGCGGACTTTACCAAGAAAGCTGCATCCAGCCTACAAAGCGTGGTCAAGAGCGGTCTGGACTACAACCGCAGCATGGAAAGCTATCTGACCAACTTCAAGGTCATGCTGGGCGACGAACAGCTTGCCGCCGAGAAGCTGGAAGAGATACGCCGGATGGCCGCAAGCACGCCCTTCTCCCTGTCCGACCTGACCGAGGGGACCCAGACCCTCTTACAGTTCGGTGTCGCGGCGGACGATACCACCGGCGTACTGAAACGCCTGGGCGATATTTCGCTGGGCAACGCGGACAAGCTCCAGACCCTCGTGCGGGCCTACGGCAAGATGTCCAGCGCCCAGAAGGTCACGCTGGAAAACGTCAACATGATGATCGACGCGGGCTTCAACCCGCTCAATCAGATCTGCGACGCCACCGGCGA